AATTCAATAGTAGAAACTATAATTTCATCAACTGGTACCATCAAAAAAGAATTTAGATGGAGTATAGATGGTGGTACTTTTTCACAATGGATAATTTTAACTTTACAAAATTTACAAGACCTTATAAAATATGGTAAAAATGTTAAATTTTGGATAGAATATAAATATACATTAAGTACTGCTGGTCATTTTGAAATATCATCCACAGCATTAAACGTCACCTTATTTGATGACAAAATGAATCATTTTATTCCTTTACCTATAGCCTTTGCGGCTGAAAAGGGAAACAGATACCATCCTCTTAATATAAAACCATTCTCTTTTAATCCATATAAATCAAACAATAATCCAGCTGTAAGATTACAAAAGGATTTAAGTTTTATTGTTCAAGAAATGTATGGTCACGAAGTAACCTATTTTAGGGCTGTACCTGATATAAGAAGTCGTGACGTTATATTAGGTGAATGGACTCTATATAATGTTTCCGATCCAGTATGTGCAAAAATATTAATACCAAATAATGAAGTACCTGATAGTAAATTCATGTTTGAAATGATGGGTATTGATTTTGAATCACCTATGGAGGTTCATATAGACAAACGTTATTTTGAATATTTATTTGGCGAAGGTACATTACCACAAAAAAGAGATATAATTTATATACCATTAACAAATAGAATGATGGAGGTTAATAGTTCTCAACCTGTTCGTGATTTTATGAATGAAGTATTATATTATAAAATAGACCTTAAAAAGTACCAACAAAAATCTCATGTATTGCAATCTGATAGTGTTCAAGAATTAATAGATTCTGTAACTACAGGTGTAGAAGAATTATTCAATGAAGAAATACAACAGCAGGTTGAAAAAATAACTGCTGAACAACATACTAAGGATAAAACTACCGTACATGACCCAACAAGAGAATATTTGAATCCAAATTTGTATATAGAAATGGAAAATTGGGATAATAACTATACAACTATATCAGAATTCCATTATAATTTTTCAAAATCATATTTAAAGGAAGAAAAGTATTCTACAGCTGTAAGATATAAAAATCAAAAACCTTGGACTATAAATGATGATAGATCATATACTGCATGGTTTAAAGATATTAAACTTGATGTTATATCTAAAAAGATAACAACTGTTTCAATAGTTGATAATGTTGTTACTATAGATTTCATGTATGCTATACCAAAATTAAAAGTTGGTCAATGGATGGAAATTACAGATACAGCAGATTCTACATTTAGTTTAATTGGTGAAATAGAATATGTGAATTATGATCCATCTAGATTAAGAGTTAGAATGGTAATTTCCGAATTTTTAAAAATTAAAACTAATAGGGATTTTCCAAACTGGTTAACATCGACAACTTTAGTAGGCAAACAAACACCAAGAAGAAATTTTATTTCTGGTTATGATGTTAATGAACAAAAAGGTATGGTAATTGATAGTTTTGATGGTAAGTGGTTTAGAATAATATTAAATGATATAGAATATTGGATACCTATAAGTATAGAATTAGGATATGATAAGTTTTATGGACTAGTTGTTAATATATCAAATAAATTTAACCAACTATCATTATATATATACGAAACCATACCTAATTCAAAAAGCTCTAATTTGAACTGTATTTTTAGAAATGTAATAAACAACGTCGAGAGTGTGGATCGTTCAACCACGACGAAATATGAAGTAAAAAACAGCATGTTAAGTGTTACAAATATACGTATTTTAACTGAAACGATAGAAGAAGAAAAACAACATTTATGGTTAAATCAAAACATAATACGTGATAGTGATTTAGCTATAGTAGTTGATAATGCAATACCAAGAACTCGTATTCCTTATATGGGTGCATCAAAATAAATTAATAAATTAATAAAATATGGAATATTATAAAATATTAGAAGGTCTTGTAGATCCTACAAAAGCTGGTGAAGTTATTAAAAATAATAAAATAAATAAATCATTTGTTTTAGATGTAAAAATACCTGGTATCAAATTGTATAAATCTAAAGGTATAGATGTTATAGAATTACAAGGGGTTGGTATATTATATGGTAAAAAATATAATACTACTAGTGGTTTAACTATAAGGTTTACATCAAAAGAAAAATCATTCAAAACTTTATATAGTATTGATGTTTTTAATAATAAACATATACAGCCAATTCAATCGATAATGAATGTTAATAATTTAGATGAGGAAAAAATAATCAAACTTGTATCCGATATTTTTAAAAGTGAAACTAAATTAATAGGTGAGATGGATGCAACCGAAATTGGGACTTATGTTAATGTTGGAATGTTACTTTTTATGGTAGGTATGTTATTATATGGTGTATATGTTCAACAAAAACGTAAACATTTGGAAAGACAAGTTTATTCTAATTCTAATTTAAAAAAGGAAGAAGAATTTTTTAAAATTTCCAGTGCTGATGAAAATGATTTTAAAGTTTTTTCTATACTAACAAGTATTATAGATAATATTGTAACAGGTAATAGAAATTCTTTAGTTATAAATGGCAAACCAGGTTTAGGTAAATCATATTTAGTTAAAAAAAGGTTAGTTTTTCATGGTAAAAAGGAGAAAACTGATTATATAACTATAAAAGGTTCTACAGATTTAGATGCATTTTATGAAATGTTATATGATTATAGAGATAGACTTATAATTTTTGATGATTGTGATAATTTAATGGATGATATCAGTTTTATAAATATAATTAAAGCTGTTACTGATACCATGCCAAGAAGAGTTGTATCATTAAAAAGAAAAATTGCAGGTGGAAATCAAGCAGAAATAGGTAAAGATAAAATACCTGATAGAATACCAAATGTTTTTGAATTTACTGGTAAAGTTATTATTATTACAAATTTGGCTGGTTCTAAAATAGATTCTGCAATAATTTCAAGAACAGGTTTATACACGGTTAAGGTTTCTCCGGATGAAATGATGAAACGTGTTGAGGGTATGGCTAAAAATATTAGACCAGATGTACCATTGGCAGATAAAGAAGAAGTTTTAGAATATCTTAGAAGTATTTATTCTGAACATCCAGAATTAAATTTCGATTTAAGATTGTTTGTATATGCTATAGATGATAAAAGTTCTGGATTACCAAATTGGAAAGAATTAGTTAAAAGTAGGATAATTTATTCTGATGATTTATAAAATAATATTTTTTACATGAAACATTTACAAGAATATGATAATTATATAAATGAAGAAATATCATTAAAGGGTGTTGGAGAAAAGATATTTTTTATAGTATTAGCTGCATTAGTTGGCTTTTTAGCAAAAGGTTCAATATTATGGGTAGTAGGTAAAATAAAAAGTATGAGTAATAAACGAGAAGCTGATGAATTATTGGGTAAAATATCAAAAACTAATCCAGAAATAGTACCAATATTAAAAACTATTCAAAAGATGAATGCATCTGATGAAAAAAGATTTGATGAAATTATTAAAAAATTAAATTCTGATCCAATGTTAAATTTTTTATTTATAAAAATTGGAAACGAAACTGATAATTTTAAAAAAAGAGATATAGTTAAAAAAATAGAAGAACGTATAAAGTCTAAATTAAATTCTGATGAATTAGAATTATGGGATGAATTAAGTTCAACAATGTAATAACAAATAGGAGAAAATATGTCAAGAAAAAATATTGATTTACAAAAAGAAGAACATTCCAAAGAAGAATTGGAAAGTTTATTAAATGAAATGGACAGTGAAGATAGAATTAGCGATTTAAAAACTGTAATATTAGATGCCGAAGGTGATGTTTTCACTCAGAAGGTTAGCAGATTTATGGATTTTGATAAGATAAAAGAAGATGCTAATTCTGAAGCCGAAGAAACTGTAGATTCTATAGTAGAATTTTATATACAAGATTCAATTTATGATGATAGACGTGGTTCTAGATTTTTAAAATCTAAAACAAGTAGAGATAAGATGACTCTATCTAATATCATTTTTCAAATGAAAACAGCAGAACATGCGATTAAAAGGTTATTAGAAGAGATAGATGCTGGTAATTTACATCCGAGACAATTTGAAGTTTTAGCAGCATTGCAAAAATCAAAAATGGATATCATTAAACATTTAGCATTTGTACAAATACAGATGGAAAATAATTATAAAACTATTAGACAAGAACAGGAACATTTATCTGATACTACACCGATGGATGATGAATTGAATGGTGGGTTTGGTTCAAAAAACATGATTAAGCGTTTAAAAAATGGTAATCAAGATGATGAAATAAAACCCGATGATATAAATTTAGAAGATTAAAAAATAAAATTCAAAAAATGAAACATATATTAGAATATCAAGAATTTTTAAATGAAGAATTACATTTGGGTTCCAAAGAAAGGGTATTTAATACTAATAGTGATCATGTAGTTTTACCTGATAAGAATAAAATAAAACCATTTGTACCGTTTAAACCAGCAGGATTATGGTACGGTTTCGGTAATAGTTGGATGGATTGGATAGATGAAGAAATGCCAGAATGGAGAAGAAAGAATTTTTTCACTTTAAAAGTAAAGGAAAATGATTTATGTATAATCAAAAATGATGATGATTTGCAAAAATTTGAAGAAGAATATGCTATAGATCCATTTTCTATAGATTGGCTAAAAGTAATGAAAGATTATTCTGGTATAGAAATAAAAACATTATTTTTACATTCTAAAAAATTTCCTGGACAATATGATTCTTGGTTAAGATCATGGGATGTTGCATCGGGTTGTATTTGGGATAAAGGTGCTATTAGAGCCGTAAAGGCATTACAAAAATAAAATTCAAAAAATGAACCATATATTAGAATATGAAGATTATGATGATATCAATAATGATATAAAGGAATTAAATTTATTTTTTATAAATGAAAATTTTTCATATGATGAAATTTTAAGTTTTCTACAGGAAGATTGTAATTTTACAGATGAAGAATTAGAAATATATCTTTCATTAAATGAAGGATTATGGGATAAATTAAAATCTGGAGCAGCAAATTTAAAAGATAAAGCTATAAATTTAAAAGATAAAACTACTAATGCATATCATAAAGTTAAAGATGTTGGTAGTAGAGTAAAAGATCATATATCCAGGAATAAAGGTAAATATATTCTTGGTGGTGCAGCATTAGCTAGTGGTGTTGGTATACCAGCAGCCGCTATGGCATTAGGATTAGGCCATTTAGCTGATAAGCATTCTTAAAAAAAATAAAATGAATGACAGCAAGCCCATTTGGAAAACAAGTTGTATTGGGTGGAGAGCGTAGTGATAAAAACATATGGACATCTATAAAAATTGATAGGTATTTGTATAATTTAGAACATGGTATTGAACAAGAAACTGCGGTTTCTCCATTCTTTGATAGAAAGTTAGGATTAAGAAAGGGTAATATAAACTTTCAATATTCTAAAGCTGAAGAAAAAGAGATTGAAAAATGCATGAATGATATCGTGTATTTTGCAAATAATTATTGTTTTGCTATGACTGATGAAGGTGTAAAGAAGATAACACTTCGTGATTACCAAAAAGTTATATTAAAGCAATTTGCACAAAATAGGTACATAGCCTATCTTGCATCACGCCAAATTGGAAAATGTTTTTTTGCAACTTCTTATATATCAACAATTTGTGACGATAAATTAACAAAAAATAATATTTTTGATTTGTATAATTCTAATAAAAAGCAAAAAAAATCTATATTTTTTTATATAAAAACTCTATTATTTAAAGCATTTAATAAATTGAAATAATATATACATTATAAAAATATTAACCAATTTGTCAAAAGGCTAAATGCTATGATTAAAGAATGTGAAATTTGTAAAAAAGAATTTGAAACAAAAAAAGCTAAATTAGTTTGCTCCGATGAATGTTTAAATAAAAAAACATTAGAAAAAAGAGTTAAACATAAAAGTGAATGTAAAATAGGTGAAGAAAATATAGATTATATAATATGTAAATGGTGTGGATTGAAAGTTGGTAGAATATATGGTATGCACATTAAACATAATCATCCTGGAAAAACTTTAGATGATTATAGAACTGAATTTCCAAATTCTCCAATTTATACAGATAAAGATATTAAAAATGTTACTAAATCTTCTGGTTTACATATGAAAACTGAAAAATATAAAAATATGTTTTCTGAAATGATGATTGGTGCTAAAAATCCTAATCATACTAGTAAAACTACAGATCAATACAGAAAAGAAATATCGCCATATTCTATAGAATTTTATAAAAGAAAATATTCAGAATTATCATTAGATGAGCAGAATATAAAATTACAAGAATTTTATAATAAACAAAATAATAGTAAATTAAGACCAACGCAATTACAATATTGGTTAAATAAAGGTTATTCTGAAAGTGAGTCTAAAGAAAAACTCAAAGAACGACAAACTACATTTACATTAGAAAAATGTAAATCTAAATATGGTCAAGAAGAGGGTATTAAAAAGTATTATGATAGACAATTAAGATGGTTAAAAAATTATAAAAAAAGTAATTTTTCTAAAATTTCACAAGAATTATTTTGGAAAATATATGATAAGTTGGATGATAATATAAAAACAAATAAAATATATTTTGCTACTATTTTTAATGGTATAAAAACTATAGATGGTAAAAATAATGAATATAGATTAAAATTGGAAAAAACTGGTCGTATAATAATGCCAGATTTCTTTATAGAAGAAATGAAACTGATAATAGAATTTGATGGAATATATTGGCATTTTAAAAGAAATACTGTAGAAAATAAAAAAAGAAATGAATTAAGAAATAAAAATATTATAGATTCTGGATATAATATATTAAATATAAATGAAATGGATTATAAAACTGATCCAGATAAGGAAATCCAACGATGTTTGGATTTTATAAAAAAATATACATTGTGATAAAAAAGATATTAAGAAATATCATTCTTTATTTGATTCAATCAATAGAGAAATTTGAATATAGATATTTAGAATTAGATGAAAATGATATAAATAAAAAAATAATTGATACTATTGATGTATCAGATAAAAACATTAAGGTTAAAACAGATACCGGTTGGTCAAAAATAACACATATACATAAAACTCAACCATATAAAGTATACCATATTGTAACAGATGGTGGCAAAGAATTGTATTGCGCGGATAATCACATATTATTTGATAGTTTTTATTTTAATCAAATTTTTGTAAAAGATCTACATATTGGAGATTCTATAATTGTTGAATCAGATCCAAACAATATAAAATTCGGTGCAGCAGAAACGGTTATAATAAAGGAAGAATATTCACAAAGTATATCAATGTATGATTTAACATTGGATGATGAAAATCATAGATTTTATACTAATGGTATTTTATCACATAATACTATCATGTCTGCTATTTATATGATGTGGTATTTGTGTTTCAACTTTGATAGAAACGTCATGGTTGTTGCCAACAAAGCGGTAACTATGATGGAAATTATGGATAAGATGAAAGTTGTATATCAAAATCTTCCATATTTTTTAAAACCTGGTTTATTAGAAAATAATAAATCAAATATGAAATTTGATAATGGTTGTAGAATACAAGGACAAGCAACTTCTGATACACCAGCTCTTGGTTTTGCAATTCATCTTTTATATGCCGATGAGTTTGCCCACATACCACAAAATATAGTAGAACCATTTTACCGTTCCATATATCCAACATTATCATCATCAGATATATCACAAATGATAATAACTTCAACACCTAATGGTATCAATAAATTTTATGATATATATCAAGGTGCTGTAAAAAGAGAAAACGATTTTGTACCATTAAGAACTGATTGGTGGGAAGTACCTGGTAGAGATATTAAGTGGAGAGATAGAGAAGTTGGAAATTTAGGTAGTGTAGAATTATTTAATCAAGAATATGGTAATCAATTTTTAACTTCTGATAAATTATTATTAGATAATGATACCAGAAAAAAGATGGAAAAAATTAAAAAGGATTATCAGCATATCAATTTACATCAGTTAGATGAAGCTAGCATTAAATATGATAAACTCAAATGGTCTCCAAAAATGATGTTTAATGATTTCAAAAAGAAAAAGGATAAATATGTTTTGTCTATTGATATTGCTGATGGTATTGGTAAAGATTATTCTGTTATAAATATATTTAGAATTGAACCATTTTCACTAGCTAAAATTAGAACACTTAAAAAATATAAAGATGAATCGAGTTTTTTTAGATTAAGACAGGTTGGATTGTTTCATTCAAATGATATATCTATAGATGCATTTGGTGATTTAATATCAGCATTAATATTTAATTTATTTGGTCCAGATTCTGTTAGTGTTGTATTAGAGATGAATTTTAAAGGAGATTTAATATTAGATAAATTAGAAAAACATAGAGATTTTTATATAGAATTATTATTACATACAAAACATTCACAAAATAATGATTATTTATCACCAGGTTTAAAATTAAATAGAAAAAATAAACCATTATTGTGTAATGAATTTGGCCATATATTAAAAAATGGTAAAATAATATTAGATGAAAATCTAACATTTCTCGAAGCATCATCATTTGGTTTGGATAAAAATGGTAATTATAGTTCACAATTAGGAAATGATGATATTATGATGACTTGTATAAATTTAACATCATATATAGATAGTGATAATTATTATACAGCGATAGAAGATATAGTAGACCATTATTCTATAGATATAAGAAATGGTATACAAAAAAGATTATCTAATACAAAAGAATCCGATAAAAATGATGATATAGACTATACGTTTTTAAGAGATATGTTTAATAATTGATTATTTTTACTTTTTATAATTTTTTATAAATAAAATAAAATATATAAAATAGTACATAGTAAATAGACTAATGATAATAAAAAAAGATAAATAATTAAAATGGCAAAAATTAAAATAGATTTGTCTAAATTTAAGGCTAGTGGCGTTTATACGCTTGAGTTTGATGCGTCTGAAAGTATCGTATTAAATACACAAACAGTCCGTCTGTTAGTTGGATTTAGTAGAAAAGGACCATTCAATTCACCAGTCTACCTTCCAGATAAAAAAACAGCTAGAGATGTATTTGGAGAAATAGATCCATTTCTTGAAAGAAGAGGCGCTTTCTTCCATAGAGGTATATACACTGCATTAGATGTTGGTCCAGTTTTTGGATTAAATCTTATGCCATTAAATAACGATCCAGATTTTGGTGATAAAGTTCCTTACTATTCATATTCATTATCAACAACAGAGCGTAATGGTGTTAAAGCCTGGAATTTATATTCTTCATTCTATAACAAAGAACGTTTTTGGTATCCACATGAAGATGAATTCTTAGCTAATGTTAATAATCATCCTATAAATAAAGGTAAATTATTTAATATTGTTAATTTAGGACAAACACCTATTTCTATAATTGTTAAGAAAAATACAGAAGTCAAAGGGTTTGATATAACAGCTAAAGAATGGTTTGGTAAAGGTAATGTTCCATCATTTGTGGATGAATGGGATTTTATATCAGACTATTTCATAGACGTTATAGTTATAGAAGGTGATTGGAGTAAATATGGTAATTTATCAATAGATCCAGTTTTTTCTGAATATTTTGATATACGTGGTTTGAAAAAAGGCGTTTATAAAAACTTTTTAGCATCACCAGAAGTTAAAAGTATTGGAACATTTACTGGCTGTTTAATACCAGATTTAGTAGATGGTAACGGTGTTACACATAGTATAGATAATATAATTAATAATAGTATAGCTAGAACTGGTGTATTTATTGCAATAGACAAAAATGCATTAGAAAATTATGATATTTCTGCAAATAATGATGATACTGATAATGTTAGTGCAGTTGATATTGTAGGTCATAATTTTGCAAATCCTGATAGAGAAAATCCAGATATTATAGATTTCTTATCATATAAAACATCTATAAAAGAAAAATTAGCATTTACTCTTGATGATACATTTTCAATTACACAAGTAACATCAAATATTGGTGATTATTTTTCTACAGAATCAACACATTTAGGTAAACAATATGGTTATTTAGATAATGTTTTAGTTATACCAAAACCATTAGTAGCTGATGATGCATCAGATTCTGAAAAATGGCAAGGGTTTTTCTCTTGGTTTAAATATATGGAAATAAAAAATACTTTAGTTAAAGGACATAGTTTGATAAAATTACGTTCTAATAAATGGTCTAAAGTAGAGAACATATATGAAGAACAAAATCCTGATAATGGTAGAATATATTTAAAGATAGTATATTCTTATCCTACAAAGGCTTTAGAAAAAGATATTACTGGTGTAAAATTCAATGTACAAAACTTTACTGGTAGTATGGCTATATTTATAAATAGAGCCGATGTTCCAACATCAGTAATAGATAGATTTGAAGATCCAGAATCTTATCCTAAAGTAGGTCAAGATATTTTATTAGAAAATAGAAATACAAAAACTTATTTTTATGCCAAAGTGAAAGCTACAGTTACGGAAGATTCATATTCTGTAGTTGAAGGTACTAAAAATATGGTAAGAATAGATGTATATGATACAGAAGCATTAGATACTTTAGCACAAACTGGTGTAGGTTTCTATGCATATTGGAGTTCAATAGAATCTGTTAATCCTATGATGACATTATCTATTGTGAAAGAACCTTCTATTTTTAAATTTGTACAAAAAGGTGGAACTACAACAAACCCTAGCTATTTTGTAGCATATAAATTTAGTAAGATATATAAATATTTTGATGATGGTGCATTATTACCTGGTGATAAATATTATTGGGCATATAATGATCCAAATTTCCACTATTTAAATTATGAAAAGAGTGTAGATGATGATGGTATTCCTATCTTAAAGATTTATGGATATGATACTTATATAGATGGATTATTTGATTATGATTCTACATTAATAACTGATAGTGGTGCAAATATTTTACCAACTAAAAATTATATTAGAGGTATAAATACACCTGTAGATTATACTACAGAAGGTATTTATATTTATGGTATAGCGGATAATTTATATGATCCAGTAAATATAATAAGTTGGAATAATACTAAAACAGTATTTAGAATTAAACCAGAATATTCTAAACAAATAGAAGTTGGTCATTATATTGTAGCCGAAATTAAAGATCAAGATGGTAATTCAACATTTAAACTGACTAAAGTTATTAAAAAAACAAAGGTACATGATTTAACTTTAGATGGTTGGGCATATGAATATACTGTAAATCAAGCTATAAGAGTTGTTTCTGATGGTGGTTTGAATTGGGTAACTAGATATTATCCTATGGATTCTTTCATAAAATATTACCAATTACATTCATTAGAAGGATTTAAATTAACAGATTATCATTTACCAGGTGGTATAAATAAAGTAGAACAATTAAGAAAAATATTAGAAGTTTTAGATCCTATTAATTCTAATTTAGTAGAAATGTTAGAAGATAGAGATATTATAACGTTTAGGTATATTGTTGATACTTTTGATGGCGGTTTAGATACTATGTGTGGACCAAAAGTTCAATTAACACGTTTAGCTAAATCTCGTCAAAAATGTTTAGCTATCATGAATGCTCCTGCAATTAAAGAATTTATAGCAAGTACAGATCCTAGATTTACGGATGAAGTAACTAGAGAAAATCCTAAACCTGTATTAAATACACGTTATATTGCAGATGGTGGTAATTTATCATTAGGTCCAAGTAAGACATTCTCTTTACCTGATGAATTTAATGGTGCTAAATTTGCAGGATTTTTCTCTCCATTCTTTATGATCAGAGAAAATGGTAAAAATCATGCTATTCCACCAGCAGCAGATGTAAGTAATTTATTTGTACAGAAATTTATAAATGGTACTCCATTTGCAATAGTAGCTGGTCCAAGAAGAGGTGTTATTAGTAATCCTTTAATGGTTGGATTAGAATATGACTTTTTATTAAAAGATAGAGAATATATAGAACCTATGGGTATTAATCCTATAGTTAAGAAAAAAGGTGTTGGATATATGATATATGGTAACCAAATGGCATACCAAAGAACACATTCAGCATTTAATAATTTACACGTTAGAGATTTATTAATAACTATAGAAGAAGCAGTAGAAGATGTATTAGCTAATTACCTATTTGAATTTAATGATAGCTCTACACGTTTAGAAATTAAAACTATAGTAGAAAGATATTTAGATGGTGTAAGATCTAACGGTGGTATATATAATTTCCAAGTAACAATGGATGAAAGTAATAATACTCCAGAAGTTATTGATAATAACACTGGTATATTAGATATATCATTAGAACCAGCAAGAGGTATTCATAAATTTATAAGTAGAGTAACTGTTACTAAAACTGGTGGTGCATCAGCAAGTGGATTTACTTTTGCATAAATTTCGTAAGACAAAAAGAATATATAAGTAAAGTCCTCTATAATAAAATATAGGGGACAACTTAAAGATAATAAAATAAGATAATTTAAAAAATTAAAAATAATAATCATGGCACTTCCTCCTACAGTCGCATTACCAGCTAAATTTTATAGTTATGGTGTATTGGTTGGCGATACTTGGACATTACACAATGCTAATCCAGTAGCACATCCTGTTCTTGCAAAAAAATGTTATTTCTCAGGACCAGCAAACTATTTACCAAATACTAAAGAACCTTATGGTTCAGTTTGGCGTCAACACTTAGGCCAAGTTACATATTTCACACCTGGTGTAGCAGTAGCACCAGCTTGGGTTTGTGTATACTTAGCATTTTTCGACAATTTCATTGGTCAAAAAGTTAAAATTGTTTTAAATAACAGTGAAAACTTAACACCATTTACTTTAACAGATTGGACTACAATTTCTTATATTAATGGTCAATTTTTACCAGTATTACAACCTTGCGAATTAATTACTTTAAAAGCAGGTGTTAGCTATTGGGTAGAATTCCATTTTGAAACAACTGTTAATAAAGCTCCTGGATTTTATGGTGAAGATGGTATAGAAGGCTTTTTAGCAAAAAGCTGGTGGTCAATTAGCCAAGCTCCAACTGATACATTATATACTCATCAAAGTATTACTGGCGTATTCTAAAAAACCTAGCTATAATAATTAAAAAAATAAAAAATTTATATGGCAGGTTTACCACATTATAAAAATGCCCACGTGGCAATGGAAAAATGGGAACCCGTATATATGAACTTGTTTGAAGTGCTTATTAAAGCACCCGATGCTGTTGATTCCTGGGAATGGGTAATGGATAACGTTACTAAAGTTTCAGGATTAGATGTTGAAAAAACACCAGCACCTGTAGAACAAATATATAAGGGTGCCAAAAGAAGATTCGCTGGTGGATTTCCAGATAGTACTACGGCTGATATAACTGTAGGTTTTGAAGTTAACCTTAATAACAATAATCAAATGTACGTTTATAACGCACTCCGTAAATGGTGCGATTTGATTTTTGACCCACTTACTGGTGCTATGACTCCTAAAGTTGATTATGCTGGTGGACCTATGACGGTTTCACTATACAATAAAAGAGGTGATATATTCAGACAATGGATATTCCCAGTTATATTCCCAATGACTGCATTGCCTATGATGGACTTAGATTATTCATCTGGTTCAACTATTTGGCAATTAGAGATGCAGTTTGCCGCTGACTATTGGGAAGACATGAGGTTGTAAGTAACTTTATATAAATCAAGTACTTACACAAATCAGTTAAATTGACTTAGTAAATTCACTTAAAGTAAAATAACAGATTAAAAAATAAAAGTGTGATAATTTTAAAAGATTATCACACTTTTTTATTTATCAACGTATAATTATTATTTATCATTTTATATTAGTATGCAAGATAAAACATTTTACAATTACGTATATTTAGATCCTCGTAAACCAGGTAATTACAATTATGGTAAATATCATTTTAAGTATGAACCATTTTATGTTGGTAAAGGTATTAATTTTAGGTGTAATACACATTTAAATGAAACAAAGGAGAATACTCACAATCTTAAAAAATTTAATAAAATTAATAAAATACGAAATGAATTTGGAACTGAACCTATAACTTTAATATTATTTAAAAATTTAGATGAACATGAAGCATTTAATAATGAAAAAGATTTAATATCTATTATAGGTAGACATGATAAAGGATTAGGACCATTAACTAATTTAACTGATGGTGGAGAAGGTAGTTCTGGATATAAACACACCGAAGAAGATAATTTTAAAAATATACAAAATCTTATCATTCAAATATACCAATATGATTTAGAATTAAATCTTATAAATGTTTGGGATTCTATAGCAAATGCTTCTAGATTTTATAATATAAAGGATAGTAATATAATTAAGTGCTTAAAAGGTAAGTTAAAAACGTGTAATAAATTTCATTGGAGTTATCATGAATTATCTGATGATGAAAAAAATATAATAAAACCTACTTTAATAAAAGAACCTTGGAATAAAGGTAGAATAGTACCAGAAGAAGAATTAATATTAATGAGTGAGCGAATGAAAGGTGATAAAAATCCAAATTATAATAAATCTAGGTCTGAGGAAACTAAAGAAAAAACTAAACGGACTAAATTATCAAGAAAAAATGATAAGTCTAAGGTTACCAGTCTTTTTTAAAATTATAATATATACATAAAGTTTTTATATAATTATAATTTAAGGAAATATTTATGCCTATAGATGAAGAGTTAGCAAAACAAATGCTACAGAAAAGAACGGAAGCTATAAATGCTCAAAATAAAGCTAGTGAAACAGAGGCGAATGTTGTTGATGAAGAAGAAGTTTTAACATCGCTTGGTAAATCACAAATGGTTCAGAGTAAAATTGAACGTCGTGAAGAAACGAGGAATATGGCTGGTGATATTGGTTGGAAGAA